AAACAGGATATGAAAGAAGATCAGTTCTCTGGATTCTCCTTATAAATAAAGGCTCCCTTAGGGGAGCTTTTTTTATGTCTAAATAGTTTTATAAAGTATTCATTAAAATAATGTCTAGGGAAGAACTTATTGAATTGGCACTAAAAGGTTCTGCAATCGCAGAGCAAATCGAAGAATCTGCAGACATTTACATTGATATTGCGGAGCACCTATTAGCATCTGGTCACGCATCTACAATTGGTGAAGTTGATGTAATCCTTAGGGGAATGACTATTGAGTCTGCTTCTAGTATTTTGGATGCCGTAGATGGCTCTCGGACGCTCTCTGAGGGGCACAAAAAGATTGCTGCTGGATTGGAAGCTGACCCAGAGGGATACATGGTACTGCGCCAGATAGCCACCGCAGAGAACGCTTGCCTACGCATCAAGACTTACATTGGTGGAGACAAGATGCTTCAACTACCAGCGTGGGTTCAGGCTAAAATGTCTATCGCAGCTGCTGACTTAGATACTATTGCCGACTACTTGCTATCAGATACGGAAGCTACTGAGTGATATAAAGACCTCTTACTTGACAAGGGGTCTTTTTTTGTGTATAATCAGCCTTGTCGAGGGTGATAAGTGACTCTAAGTACTAAATAAATGATAATAGCTCTCAATAATATGGCATTTAGAATATGGCATTCACCATTAAAAAATACAGTAGTTAAAACTTGGGAAGAAGTTTTTGTTTATTATCAAGTACAGTTAGCTACTACTGGTCATCAACCAACTCATTGGGAAGAGATTTCAGAAGAAGAATATATAAAGAAGCGGTAAACCACTTCAATGGTAGATTACGAGAATCCTTGGATGTATAAAGGGAGACCTTTTACTACCGAAAAGATAAAAGATTATTATGGGTTCTTATACCTTATTGAGAATAAACTCACTGGTAGAAAATATATCGGGAGGAAGTACTTTGTACAGAAGAGAAAGCCGAAAGGTGGTAAGCGTAGAGTAACTTCTGAAAGTGATTGGAAAAAATATTATGGTTCTAACGACCAGTTAAAAGCTGATGCGAAGGAGTTTGGTAAAGAGAACTTTAGTAGAAAGATATTATCCCTACACGAAACTGTAGGTAAAACTAACTATGCAGAGACAGAAGCACTATTTAAATATAATGTATTAAGAGCAAAGTTAAAGGATGGTACTGCTATGTACTACAATGACAATATCCTTGGTAGGTATTACAGAAAGAACTATTGGATTGACTAAATATTGTGTGAAGTAATTTTATTATGAGCAATCTAAACGTAGAAACAATTAATACAACCACTATCACTAATGGAACAGAAAGTATTAGTGTAGCTAATAATGTTAAGGGAAGTGCTAAGGCTTGGATAAATTTCAGCGGGGATACTAGTATCATTAGAAATTCTTTTAATATCAGTGGATTTACTGATGAAGGTACTGGTCAATATAGATTTACCTTTACTACACCAATGCCTAATGCCAATTATGTAGTGGCGTCTAGTGCTATTGCAAATGATCAAGCAGTTAGGCAAATTGGAGTAGGTCTAAACAGTAATAAATCAACAACTCAAATTGCAGTAAAATCAGTTTTTGTTACTCCAACGTCAAGTGGTTATTTTGATTATGAGATTTGCGACTTCGTAATTTTCGGTGACTAAATAAAACACCTGGTCTTTTTATTATGAAGATTGAACTTAAAAACTTTTTTAAGTATTACAATGATGGTTTGCCCCATCACAAAAATTCTGTTGATAAACTAGCTGAAAAAATTGCTAAACTAGCACCAGAACTTTTAGAAGATGATGCCGAGTGGGTTTCTATCTACAGAAATCAATCTGTTGATAATGATGGTGACCAAGAATTAGTATTACCTGTTCCCTACTACCCACAGACAGACAACTACACACAGCCCGAGAGGACGTGTAATTCATCCGCTTGTGCTATGGCTTTGGAATACTTCAAGCCAGGTACTTTACACGGTCCTAAAGGCGATGATGAGTATATTAGGGAGGTCTTCCAAGTAGGAGATACTACCGACCATTGGGTACAGACAGAGATTTTAAGAAATCACGGTATTGAATCTAAATTCAAATATGATTTAGATTTTGATGACCTTGATAAAGAATTAGAAAACCGTAGACCTGTTGTTATTGGTATCCTCCACAGGGGACCCCTATATGCCCCCTCAGGCGGTCATATGATTGTTGTGATTGGTAGAACCAAGAAGGGTGACTACATCGTCCACGACCCATATGGAGACCTCTACGATGGATATACAAGCACCGTATATAATGGTAGCTCTGCTGTCTATGAAAGAAAAGTATTAGAAAAGAGATGGACGTGCGACGGTAGTCGTTCAGGATGGGGTAGAGTTTTTTTTCCACAGTAGAACCACCTAACTCTATCTTAGGGGTTCTACCAAATTCAGGCATACAACTAATCAAAGAATTCGAGGGGCTTCACGTCCTAAGAAACGATGGGTATATTCATGCCTATCCAGACCCACTCTCAGGAAATCTACCAATCACTATTGGTTGGGGTTCCACTAGAAAGCTGAATGGCTATCCGTTCAAGCTTGGAGATAAAATAACCAGGTCTGATGCTGATGAATTATTAATAAATCAGTTGAAGGATGAATACTTATCTACTCTAGAAAGAGAAGTACCTTACTGGAGAGAAATGAACGACAACCAGAGAGGAGCTTTGTTAAGCTTCGCATATAATCTGGGAGCACATTTCTATGGTAGTGCTGGTTTCAGCACAATAAGCCGTGTTCTTCGGGAAAAGGAGTGGAATAAAGTCCCTGATGCGCTATACTTATACCGAAACCCAGGCACAAGCGTAGAGGCAGGCTTGACCCGCAGACGTATTGCCGAAGGTGATCTTTGGAAATCTTAATATGTTATTACCACTGTTTAAAGAAAGGTTCCAGGGCTTCTGGAACAACCAACGCCAAGCATACAATGACCCTCGGGGGCAGGCATTAGTTCATGTTATCCATGAGTTTGATGTTGATAGGTATCTATGTTCTTATAGGTATCGCCGCCAAAAAAATCCATACAGATATTTTGAAGCAACATTACACGATAACGATGGTCAGGTTATTTTAAAAAACCCCGTCCACGATATTATGTTTTATGTTCAGAATGGATGTTTTGTAACCAAGTCTAATTTCATTAGTCGTGGTGTGCGTTATATCAATGAAGCCTATCTAGGTGAAAACTATTACCACGTCAAAGACCAAGGTTTTGATTTAAAAACTGGGAAGCAAATTTGGGGTCTTGAAGGTGATAGTTTCTATGAGTTTGATAGGACTTAATTTTATCTTCTAAATATTTTATGCAGTCGTCTAAGTTGTTAATTCTTTTGTAATCCATAAGTAGACGCTTATAGTACTGTCACACATCGCATATTATATGCGAGTTCATATGCTATTATTTATATGTTCTTTAATTGAACCGTGGTGTGTTGAGGGGGTTGTTCCCCCATCAAATGTCGAATTCTATTACTTAACTTGAAATTATTTACTCAATTTGCAGCAGTTGCAACTTCACTAACTCTCTCTAGCCTAGCTACATCAACTGTCCCTCAACTACCCGCTATGGCAGTTGAGACCGAAGAAAAGGCTACTGTTGTTGAAGCTGAACCTGTTGTAGAAACTGAAACGCGGTGGGTTCTCCCTACCGCTAATCATGCAGAGACTAAAGTTCTAAATGCATTACAAGAGCGTGGTATTGAAGACCGAAATGCTCTTGCTACTGTTATGGGAAACATCAAGCAAGAGTCAAAGTTCAACTCTAATATCTGTGAAGGTGGAGCTCGTGTTTCTTATCATGGCTGCCGTAGTGGTGGTTATGGTCTAATCCAATGGACTAGTATTGGACGCTACCGTGGTTTAGGTAGCCACGCTTATCGTATTGGGATGGATCCGTCCACAGTAGATGCTCAAATTTCGTTTCTCTTTACTGAAAGACAATGGAGAAGTATCGAACCATCACTCAAAACCAATGGTCAAAGTATTGATTTCTATATGGGAAAAGCATATTACTGGCTTGGCTGGGGTATACATGGTAATCGTACTCATTATGCTGTACAATATGCTTCAAGACTTACTAGCGTTGAGGTTCCCGTCACATAAATAGAAAAAATATTTTATTTAAAATGTCCGATAAAAATGCTAATAGTATTAAAGGTAAACTAATGCTTTCTATTATTAGCATTTTTATCATTAGTATAGCTAAACTATTAATTGAAGTATTTAAAATAAACCCCAAAACTGTATGGGACGTTGTTGACACTATAGGGCGTAAATTTAATATTAAATATATTAATGACTACGCTTTATCAAATCAAGATATTATTGATAGTAGAGTGGAGCGTGACGTGACAGATGCTATTGAAAATGCTAAAATAGAGATGTCCAAACAAGAACCAGACAACACACCAATTTTTACAGAAAAAACTGAAGGTGAAACTTCTCTTGGAGGTGAAATGAGACTTCAATCTCATTGGAATAAAACTGACGATTAACTATTATGACACGCTACGATCAAATTTTAAAAAATCTAAAAGAAGCTATTTCTAATCCTCATCTATATAATGAGGAAGAGATTCGCTTTATGAAGACACAGCTTCGCGAACTAACAGAATCCAAGAAAGAATTCTTACAAGAGGGTAAGAATGGATTTGGCTATTAAAATTGTAGGTGAAGCCTGCCTTACCGAACCATCAATAGTAATTGATAAAATTACTGACGATATTATCAATCTCTCTAACAAAATGAAAGAGAAGATGGTTCAGTGGGATGGTATAGGATTAGCTGCTCCTCAAGTTGGACACAACATCCGCCTTATTGTTATTCGTTTGAGTACTGGTCAAATACAGGAAATGATTAATCCACGCATTAGCTGGACTTCCGAAGAACGAGTAAAAATTGAGGAGGGGTGTTTAAGCATTCCCGAAAAGAGTATTTGGATTGAACGACCATCCAAGGTTCGTGTGAAATTTCAGACTGCCGAAGGTGAGTTTAGATACTGGTGTCTCCATAAAATGGATGCGCGTGTCTTCTTACATGAGTATGATCACCTTGAAGGTATTTTGATGACTGACCGACTATGAGTTACTGGGAATTAGAAACAGAAGAATGGGAAACTGTCCCTGATAATTATGATGGTGCCGAGAGTATCACAGTTCGTGGTAGGCTTGAGCACCTAGAAAGATCATATTGTATTGATTTTCGTTACGAAGAGTATGAGTAGATACAACATTATCTATGCTATACTATATAATACATACACCATTATTAATAATTAAATGGAAGAACGTGAATTTAGTGACCTTAAAATGGATCGCAAAGAGTGTCCCAAGTGCTCCGCCGTATGGATCAATGGACAGCATACTTGGTATACTGGAAATAAAGGAAGTGAAGCTGACCTAGCTGGTTTAGTATGTAACAAGCTAGGTGACCATCAGTGTATTAATCCACTACGTGGTGATGAGAGTGGTGATACTTGGGAAACTCGTGAAGGTGATATTAGAGTTGCATTTGATACTAAACGTGATCGCATGGAAGATCAACGTGCTCGCTT